CCCCTAAGCTTAACTTCTTCTATGTCTCTCAAATTAGAACCGCTTATTACCGTATGGGAGCCGGTGCTACCGCTACTCGGAGAGATGGCCGCTATCACCGGCTGTTCAATCGCCAGATTAGCTTGAGTAACAGATAGATTTTTAGTCAGCATGTCCCCCGCCGAAACCTCCATAGACTGAGAACTCATTACCCCGTTAACGCTATAGCTCTCCTTCTCTGCGCCAGAGCTATCTTTCATAGACATCCTAGCCCTGCAAAGCAACCCCGTTGACGGAATGCTGATAGAGTAATCATTCGTTTCTACGTCCATAGAAACATTCTTACTCAGAACCTCTACCCTGTCAGGGGTCGACTCCTCTTCAGCTTCTTGGACTGAGTAGTAAGCTCCAAGGGTGCTAGCATATTTGTAACTTAAAGAAAGGATCTTATTCCCGTTAACGACTCCTGTCTCATTGAATCGAAAATCCGATACGTTTAGGATGTTAATATCTTCGACAGAGCTAGATCTTTTAGCGAAAGACCCAGACATTTTACCGTAAAACGTAAAAGAAGCACTGACCTTAACAGGCTGATTAGCCTCGAAAGACAAAGAATACTCTGTCATGTATCCCGAATTGAAATATAAACCACAAAAATTCCCAGAAACCGAATCGTCGTTCACCATCAGCCCTTTAATTGGGTCGGAGCCGGTAAGGAAGTAGGTCATTCCCAGAGTTCCGTTTACTCGCCCGTCTGAAAAATATTCGTCCGAGAGTATCGAGCCGACTTTTTTTACAGGATTAATTGACACAGAACTAGATATTGAAGCATTAGATACGTAGTAACCCGTGCTGTTCAGTGTCAAATCTACGTTATTAGCTGTATAAAACGGCATCCTTCTCCCTTCGAGTCTTTTTTTATTTTTTTAAAAAAACGACTATAATTCCTATAATTATTACACGGTTTATAAGGCTCACGTGTAAATAATACAGGAATAAGGATAAAGGAACATGGCATCTATTTACGAAGCACTTAATTACAACTCCGGCTTGACTTATCAAAAAAACGATATAGTAAAAAACGGAGGACATCACTGGTATGCTTTGCAATCTGTACCAACGAGTCAAACCCCATCTACCACATCGGCTTATTGGGGGGGAGTGCTTACCGCTCCCACCTCAACCCATGTGACCGCATCGAACACGACCTCCCCTCATTTCATATGGACTCCAGCTTACAACATGTCCGTGACTCACCAACCGAGGGTAAAATCAATTAAATTTGGAGATGGTTATGAGCAAAGAATTCAGGACGGGATAAATAACGACCTCCTTAAGGTGTCTTTAGTCTTTGACGGGAGAGACATGAAAGAGTCTACGTCTATATTACATTTTTTAGAATCTAGACTAGGGAAAGATTTCTTCTTCTTTACTCCTCCTTCCCCCTATAATACCAGAAGGAAATTCACCTGTCAGGAGTTCTCTAGCTCTTTGGTGTCGCAAGGAGTAATGAATATTAGCGCAAGCTTCAATCAGGTTCCCTAAAAATGAACAGAAGTCAAGCCCAAACCTCTTTAAAGAAAATCGCAGGAGAGTCTCTAAGGCTAGACCCCTCAGCGTTGATAACTCTTTATGAAATTGACGTAAGCGAGATCGCAAGCAATATAACTTTAAAAAAAACTAACGTAGAGGTGGGAGTAGAACCCTTTAGGTTTCATAATATGAATAACCTAAAAGGATTGAGCTTAAAGTTCCAATCTAATAACTACATATCCTTTCCTATACAGACGGATGGCTTCGAGATGAATTCCGCCGGAACCCTACCCACTCCAACTTTGACCATTTCTTCCGTAGAGGGTCTGGGAGATACTACGACGTTTTCTTTACTCAAAAGTAATTTTATTAATTTAGAGAACTTTATAGGAGCGAAGGTCACTAGGATAAGAACTTTTGCTAAATTTCTAGACTCCGACCAAAACGGGGAAACTATAGAAGGCGTAGGCTCAGAGGCAGATCAATACGCAGAGTTCCCTAGGGACGTTTTCTTTATAGAAAGAAAGTCTAACGAAAGCAAATCCAATATACAATTTGAGCTTTCCTCAATCTTCGACTTGCAAAACCTGAAACTACCTAGCAGAGTTATTTATGCGTCTAGATGCCCTTGGAGTTATAGAGGAGAAGGTTGCTGTTATGAATACAAGGCTAACAATTCTGGACCTACCAGCGGAGAGAATCAAACCGGGATATCAGGCACGTTCGGCTATAACGCACAATTACCAGACTTCGCCCCTCCTGTAGCTAACGCGAACAATGAATTAATATCCGGAACAGTAACTGGGGCTGACGGACTCTCCGATTACACCCCCGAAGGGTTAGGTAAAGCTACGGGGTCTAATGGTTTTTCTGGCATCTATTTGACCGGGAGTACATACGGCACGGGCAACGTAGTATTTATAGAAAGGAATAGTATAAAGTATTATTTTGTAGCCAAGACAGGACAATTCACAAACATATGCCCGCCTCACGGAACTTATTGGGAGCCCGACCAATGCTCGAAAACTTTAAAAGGATGTAAGTTAAGGTGGGGCTCTTTAGGTAAAGCTTATACAGGGGATGGATCCGCCAGTGGTGTGGCTAGAGACTATTTGCCTTTCGGAGGCTTCCCGGGAACCAACACTAGAACGAGCATGAATTAAAATGGATCTCAATATCAAAATAAAAGACAAGATAAAATCTCACGCTAAAAGGGTATTCCCTGAGGAGTGTTGCGGGTTTCTAATAGAGGGAGAGCAAGGAGAAGTTAAGGCTATCGAATGTAAGAATATCGCTGAAGACAAGCAGTCTCTGTTCAGAATATCTATAGAAGAATATTTACAAGCCCTAGTAGAGGGAGACATATACGCGGTTTACCACTCCCATACCAAAGGAAAAAATTCTTTTTCGGAAGCTGATAAAACCATCTCAGAGTCTTTAGAGCTGACTAGCGTTTTATATAACTCCTCAAGCGATATATTTGAAGTAATGGAGCCCGAGATAGATGAATGACAACTTAGTGAGAGTAAGAATCCACGGGGTTCTAGGTAAGGAAATAGGCCAAAAAGAATGGCCCTTGGAGGTTTCTAGCGTCAACGAAGCCCTCCATGCTATCAACTGCTTGACCTCTTCTAAGCTTTTCTACAGCATGAATTCCTTATCGAGCAAAGGCGTTAGATACGTCGTAAAAGTTAATGATAAAATACAGACCTTCAACGAAGAGGCCAACGTGCTTGGTTTAGAAAGGGGAAACCTAAAAACTATAGACGTTGCTCCCGTGGTGGAAGGAGCTTTTTTTGGCAATCTAGCCTCCGTCCTTGGTTCAGGCTTAATGTTTTTTGGGGATAGCGGCCTAGTAAGAACTCTTGGAGCTATTTTACTCTTTACCGGGATGGCAAACGCCTTATCAAAGCCCCCTGAAAGGCCCGATGACAGAGTGATAACAAACCCCAGCTCAGATCCACAAGCTTTAAGTCAGTCCTATCTTTTTGGTGGACCAGTAAATGTACTCAACGAGGGAGGGCCCGTTCCGCTAGGCTACGGAAGACTGATTGTCGGTAGTCAGGTTATATTGAGCGCTTACGAAATACAGCAAGAGTTAGTGTCAACGGCGGGAAGGGTAATATAAAATGGCCGTAAGCACAAATTTGCCGATTACCGGTTCTCCTGCTACGATCAGCGACCTAGCTGGCTCAGGCTTCGAGACTTCTTTATCAGGAATACCTTACACAACTCAAGACACAGGGGATGGGTTTGGTGTGATGTCCGGAACAAGTTTAACGACTTCTAGAACGGTTATCAACACTATCGATTTGATATCTGAAGGTGAAATCGAAGGATTAGTTTCTGGAGAATATGTCCTATCGGGGACTATAGGCCACACAGGCTACAGCACGGGGGATTACGTCTCTTTCGGGGACTTCCCAGAAAATCAGTTAAGGTCAATTTATTTAAATGAGACCCCGGTCACAAGCGAGGGGTTAAACGATAAAAATTATTATAATTTCCAAAATTTTAAATACGCTATTTCGGACGGCGATGCAAAAGGTATAGACAAAGACGACAGTTTCCTGTTAACCTCTGACGCTTTAAAAACTCAAAAAAGCTCAACGATAAACGAAAGAATATATGGTCCAGAAAACGACGGAACTGTATACCCAAAATCTTACAGGATCTTAAATACCAATTTGAGCTCATTTTTAATGAATGTCAAAATTCCGTCTTTATCTTATGTGAAAGCTGGAAGTCAATTTACCGAAGATGAGCAAAACAAGCAGGTGGGAAGCACGGTCGTTTTTAACACCCAGTACAGAGCCCTATACAAGAACGGCTCATCTGGCGGCTGGGAGACGGACAGCTCTTCGAGTAATTCATCAGTTTCCGGCCTAATATCAAACGCTTATGTGTTTACTATCAAAACAACCCCTGACCAATCAAGCGGCTCCATAGTTAAAGAGAATTTAATAGGCTGGGAATTTCAAATAACGAGAACCACTTTAGACTCTATAAACGCTTTCGTCCAAAACGAGAGCTATTTAGACTCCACCACTGAGATTTTTCAAACCAGCCTATCTTACCCTAACTCAGCTGTAATAGGAAGCCAGTTTGATGCTGAATTTTTTAGTCAAGTT